GGCGCCGCTGACGGTCCACGAACCGATCTCCGGCGTATCGATCCCACGCGGGCGCGTGCGCGGGTTGTGGCACTGGCTGCACCCGGCGGGCTCCCAGGTGAGCGACCAGGACACGTTCTCCGGCACGGGCCCCTTGGCTGGAAAAAGTTTCATGATCATCAAGCCTGGCCCTGGCGGCCTGGGCACGTTTGTCGTGGAGACGTCCGACACCTGGGAAACCAACTGATGGCGGATCTGGGTGCCATTGCCACATCGGCCGCAGTCGACGTGGCGACCGACGCGTCGCCGGCGGGCGGGGTCAGCGGCATTGGCCTGGCCACCCGCGTGGTGCTCTCGCTGGCCACCTGGCTCGGCATCTATCCGCCGATCGCGGCCGGTACCCACCAGCGCGAAGTCATCCTCGACGGCCTGCGCCTGATCCTGGCACTGGGCGGCACCTCGATGGAGACGCGGGTGTACCGCGGCCGCAAGCTGCCGCTGGAAGACATCGAGCTGCCCGCCGCACTCGTCTACCAGAGCGACGAGCAAAGCCAGCCCGATGACGTGAATTACCGCAAGGGGCGGGTGCTGCAGGTGGTGGTGGAGTTGCACCAGCAATCGCAACCGGCCAGCCTCAACGCGCCAGACATCGAGACCGCGCTCAATGTGCTGGCGCGCGAAGTCGAAGTTCTGGTTGAGGCCGACCCCAGCCTCGGCGGGCGCTGCCTGTGGGCCGAGCATGCCGGCACCCAGGTCGAAATCGAAAGCGGCGAGACCGACCGCGGCCTGATCCGACTGCAGTTCGATGTGCACTACCGGACCGTGCGCACGGAACCCGCGACGCAATCCTGACCAGGAGCACGCCATGAAAGTGACGAAAATGACGCCCGAATACAAGATCGCGACGCCCGATGATGTGGCCCGCGCCGAAGCCGCCCAGCGCCACACCCTGACCACCAGCGCCGGCGATGCCTTGTCGGCCGCCGACCAGGAGGCTCTGCGGCAGATGGCCACGGCAAGCACCGCCGCCGCGCGGATTATCAAGACTTACGACGACGCGCCGCTCGACGTTTAACCGAATTCAACCGCATCCAGGCCGCCACCGCTTCTACCAAGAGGCCGGCGGCTTTTTTATTCCCCGTTCCAGGAGGTAAGCCATGTCCCTGATCAAGAATCGCGCCGTTGTCTGGGCGAAGCAGGAAGTCACCTACAACACGGACCCGGTTCCGGTCACGGGCACCAACGACTTGCTGGTCGAGAACCTGGACGGGTTGAAGCCGGCCAGCGCCCGCGCCTACAAGCGCACGCCGGTGCGGCCGTCGTTCGGGAAGCTGAAGCCGATCTACGGCGGCCACCTGGCCGAGGTGTCGTTCGATGTCGAGTGCAAGGGCTCCGGCACCGCCGGCACCGCGCCAGAATGGGGCGTGCTGATGAAGTCCTGCGGCTTCGGCGAGACGGTGGTGGCGGTCACCTCGGTCACCTACAAGCCAATCTCCACGGCGATCCCGTCGCTGACCTTGTACATCTTCCGCGACGGCAAGCGCCAGATCATGACCGGCTGCCGCGGCACGCTCAAGGGCGCGGTGATGGTGGGCGAGGTGATGAAGCTGTCGTTCAACTTCGTCGGGCACCATGTCTCGGAAGCCGATGTCGCGCTGCCGACCCCGACCTACGACTCGCCGGTGCCGGTGGTGGCCCTGTCCGCCGGGGTGACATTCGATTCGTTCTCGGGGATTTTCACGAAAATCGAGTGGGACGTGGGCGTCGAGATCGCCCGGCCTGCCAGCATCAACGCCGCCGATGGCTACGGCGAGATCCAGATCACCGGCCGCGATGTCAACGGCTCGATCGACATCGAGGACACGCTGGTCGCGACGTATGACTTCCTGACCAAGTGGAAGGGCAACACCGCGTTCATCCTGACCACGGGCGTGATCGGTTCGACCGCCGGCAACCGCTGGCAGCTCTCGTTCCCGGCCGTGACCATCCAGGGCCAGGACCCCGGCGACAAGGAAGGCCTGCTCACTCGCGAGGTCAAGTTCAACGCGGCGGAATCGGCGGGCGATGATGAAATCAGCCTGGCGCTGAGCTAAAGAGGATCCATGACAAAAGCAGTCGAAGCGCTCAAGCCCGAGTACTACACCCTCACGGCCGACACCGGCCGCGTGGGCGCACCGCAGTTCCTGTTGCGGGCCCTGTACGGCATCGAGGAGCTGGACGTGCGGTTCCGCCACGACGGTGACGGCCGCTACAGCCTGGATTCCAGTTGCGCCACCGCGGTGCTGCTGGCGGGGCTGGAGGGCTGGAAAGACTTCAACGACTCCAAAGGCCCGGTGCCGTTTGAGACCGACAACCGCAAGGCCAACCTGCGGCGCCTGGCGTTGCCGGACGTGGTGGAACTCGCCAGCGAAATCTACGCGCGGACGAAGCTGTCCCCGGAAGAACGAAAAAACTTGTTGTCACAGTCCACGTCGCAGCCGAAGACCGAAAGCCCTTCGACTGCGGCCCCCGCTGCCCCTGGGGACGGCACTGTGACGACAGCAACCCAGCCCGGGTAGCGGACTGGTTTTCGATCCCGGGGGTGATGGACTCGGCGACGTGCTTCAAGCCGATGCGCACCGAGTTTTCGCTGCGGATGCTGCGGCTCTACCAGCACTACAAGCTGGGCTACCTGCCGTTCGACGGCGGGGTGCTGCAGCAGCCGAACAAGTTCCTGGAGGCGATGGAGGTGATCAGCGCCACCATCGCCGGCATCGAGCGCGATCGCTTCGAGCAGGCCCGAAAGGACGCTGAAAAGTCATGATGCCGACGATCGATGTGCGCGACACCATTCGCGAAACCATCGCCGACATCACGCTGATCCAGCAGGGCATCGGCAAAAAGGCGGCGGTGCGGGGCGTGAACTATGCCGTGGACGGCGTGGCCACCGGGGCCAGCCGCGAGGTGCGCAAGGTCTACAACGTCAAGGCGCGCGCCGTGGCGGCGGCGATGAAGAAGGTCAAGGCCAGCATGAAAAGCGCCCGGGTCGCGGGCGCGGTGGTGTTTTCGGGGCGCAAGATCCCGCTGATCGAGTTCGACGCGCGGTGGACCCGTAACATGACCGGGGCGAGCGTGCGCATCAAGCACGACTCCGGGCGCAAGACGATTCCCGGGTCGTTTATCGCCGCCACCAGCCAGAACGCGCGGGGCGGGGTGTTCAAGCGTGTGGGCAAGGAACGCTACCCGATCAAGCAACTGCGCTCGGTGTCGATCCCCGACACGATTCGCAATGAAGCAGTGCGCACCGCCGTGGAGGCCATCGGGCATACGCGGTTCAAGAAAGAATTCATCCGGCAGATGAACCTCCTCACGGCAAAGGCAAATGGCTGACAAGAACGTATCGATCGACATCATCGCCGCGGACCGCACCAAGGCCGCGTTCGAGTCGGTCAAGCGCGGCCTGGGCGAGGTCGACAGCAAGCTGTCGATGGTCAAGGGCACCATCGGCGCGTTCTCCGCCATTGCCGCCAGCGCCGGCCTGACGCAGATGGTCACCGCCGCCGTGCAGGCCGCGGCCAAGGCCGAGGATTCGTCCAAACGTCTGGACGCCGTGCTGCGCGCCACCGGCAACACGGTCGGCTTCACCCGCGACCAGCTGGACTCGATGGCCGATGCGATGGCCAAGTCCACCACCTTCGACGATGAAGGGGTGCGCGATGCCATGAGCGTGCTGGCCAAGTTCGGCAAGCTGCACGGCGACATCTTCCAGAAGGCGCTGAAGCTCTCCGCCGACTATGCCGCCTTCACCGGCGGGGACATGGCCGAGGCGGCGCAGGCGGTCGGCAAGGCGTTCGCCGATCCGGTCAACGGCGGCATGGCGCTGGAAAAGCAGTTCGGCAAGCTGACCGACGCCCAGGACGCATCCATCAAGAAGTTCATGGAGCAGGGTAAGGTGATGGAGGCCCAGCAGGTCTGGGTGGAGAAGCTGGAGAAGTCGATCGGCGGCACCTCGGGCGCGATGAACGAAGGCATGACGGGCGCGATCAAGGCCTCGGAGAAAGCCTGGGACGAGCTCATGGAAACCATGGGCAAGAGCGGGCCGTCGAAGCTCATCGTCGAGGGCGGGCTGATTTCCATGGCCGCCCTGCTGGAAGTGCTGAAGAAAAAACTGGAGGACACGAACAAGGAAACGCAGAAGCTCATCGATACGCGCGGGCAACTCCAGCCCTTACCGACAAGTGCGGTCTCGCCGCTGGACGCCCTCAAGGGCTCCAAGATGACCATCGCGGATGCCAATAATTTGCGACCGGGAACTGTTGGGCAATTCCAGCTGCCCGGTGATTTTCCGAAGGATCTCACCCCCGAGCAGGTGGCGGCCGCCGGTGCCGCGGGGCGCGCGCAGCAGGAGGAAAAGGCGCGACTGCTCAGGGAGGCAGCGGACAAGGCGGAAGCCGAGCGCAAGAAGCAGGTGATGAAGTCGCAGGACGAGATTTCCAAAGAATCCTACGCGCGCTGGCAGGGGCAGATGAAGGCGCACTTCAAGGTGGTCGAGGATCTGCGCAAGGCCGACCAGGCCAACGCCGAGCTGATGGGCGCAGAGATGCGCGGCCTGTACGAGGCCGACCAGAAACAAAAGATGGACGCCGACATCGAGAACGGCGAGCAGATGAAGGCGCTGTTCCAGGCCGACCAGATGGAAAAGCTCGCGGCCTACACCGCGATGAGCCAGCGCATCTGGGAGTCCGGGATGACCGACCAGGAGGTGCTGCGCGCCAATTACGAGACGGAATTCGATCTGTTGCACCAGTCTCTAAGCCGCAAGTATTTCGCCGAGGCGCAGTACCACCAGCTCATGCAGCGCCTGGTGACCAAGTACGAGAAGGACAAAACCAAGCTCGAGGACGCGGAGATCCGCAAGCGCTT